GGCTTATGACATTAAAAAAGTTAGTCCTGAAACTTTAGCAGGACCAGCTACTCCAAATCAATGTAAGGCTTTAGCCCTTAACTTTAGCAAAAAAGCTAATGGAAAAATAGATTGGGCAAAGAGAAGTAGAATATCTGCTTGTCTTAATTCTCAATCTAAGCAGGGCTTACTTTCTTATGCTGATGCTTCTGAACTTTTTGAGAAGAAGCGTTTACCTCAAAAGTTTCAGAAACTCATTGACGAGTATTTGAAAGCTAACGGGTAGTAGCTTACTCTAGGGAGTACTTCGGTGCTCTCTAGAGTTCTTTTTTGTTCCGTTCAATTA